CAATAACGCTGAAGTCCACGCCGGGGCGGGACCGTTTACGACTCAGGTTCTCCCAGCTTTCGCGTCTCCTAATCTCTCAGGCGACCGAATTCTCTGCGCGGTGATGTGGGGCTCAGCTACGGGAACTGTCTCAGGAGTTTCCGACACGGCAGGCAACACTTACGCCGCTATAACCGGCACGCTCGAACAGGCCAACAGCAATAGTGTGCAGTGGTGGACGGCAACCGGCATCAAGGGTGCCTCCAACAATGTTATTACGGTTACGTGGTCTGGAGGTGGAGTTGGGTTCCCTGACCCCATCTGTTTTGAGGTTCAGGGCGATACGGCAGTAGACCAAGCAGCGGTGGGAACGGTGGCCGCAGGAACCTCGGTAGCAACCACAGCCATTACGCCCGCCCAGGCCAGCGAGACGATATTCTCGGCGGTTATCACCGGGAACTTCGTCAAGGCTATAAATTCTGGGGCCTTTTGTATCGTGGCCGGCGGTTCAGGGCAGAATGGATTGAATGGAACCTCCTGCCCGGTTTCGGGCGCGGGTTCGAGCGTCTTCCAGCAGGGCACGTTCTCTACCGCTGCCGTGACCCCTACGGCAACTCTCAACGCATCCTCGAACGCCGTTATTTCCTCAGTAGCTTTGAAGACGATTACAGGAACCATCACGGCAACCGTGTCCAACGGTTCTAGTTTGTTTTCCATCTCCAGCCCCATGCCCGCAGGCACTAACATTTATCCGACCAGCCCCGCCGCCATCTCGGGGATTTCATCGGGGCCGCTCTACAACACGCCCATTCCGTCAAGTGCGACAACCTTCCCTCTCCAGCATTGCTATGGAAACACTTCAAACTGTGCCGCTGGGGATGCGAACGCGCAATTCACTATTACCGGAAACGAGAACTGCACCTTCAACGCGGCAGACACATCAACCTTGGGGTGTGGGCTCATCATCATCGCCAAAGCCCAGAGCAGCACCGACCTGGGACAGCCCATCTACTACTCAAATCCCGCCACCGACCCCTACTATTCGATGACAGGCCCGCAATGCAACCTGAATGACCCCGGACTAAACTTCAAGTTCCAATGCACGAACAACGCCCAGTTCAGCGGCTCAACCAGCGACCAGAACCTTGGCTGTTATGACCAGGCGCAGCAGTTGTTCTTTGGCGGATATGCATTCGACAAGGGAGTGGGATTCTCTTTGGGGGCCTGTCCAGGCGGAGGCCACGCTGGAACCTTGGCCGACCCCTGCCCCATTCCCGGTATCTCCGCGTGTACGGCTAACCGTGTAGGAACGGACCCCAGTTGGGGCTCGGGCAATTACACGGTAACGACTCCGGGGAGCTATACCCTCGGCTTCGGTTCTGGACAACGGGCGGCAGCGGGAGCGATGCAGGTCCGCATTCAGGAACTCATTTCTGGCAACATCAACCACGCGATTGGAATTGGCGTGCCGTGCAATCAGTCCACCTTGGTCTTCCCCGCTTCCTCTGTGGACCTCGTTTGCACCGGGTCAAATGGTCTGCCGGTGTCGAGCAATGACCCCGTATTTGCTGGACTCTACTGGCTGGATTACACCACGGCGCAGATAAACGCTATGGGTCTTCCAGCGTGGAAGTCGGCCATCCTCAAGGCCATGTCCACCTATGGGTTCTATCCCACTGTCACGATAGGAGGACAAGCGTTCACAGGCTTCCAAATGATAAACACAGTAGAATCGCAGACCGCTTACAAGTTCGCCGGTCAAACCACGAGTCCTATCAATCCACTGTGCTCCCAGTCCCAGATCGCCATTTGTACCACGGGGTCTCCATCAACGGCCATCTTCGAGACAGATATCTTCAACGCTGATATTCCACTGGTGCAGACCATAGGTTCAACTTCCGTTGATCCTGCTGGACATGCCTGCAACTCCGCAGGGGGTTGCGACTGGCGCGGCCACGTGCATCTGCTTGACTCCTGCGTAGCCAAGACGATGGCGGGCCAGCCCGGCGGTTGTTAGTCCTTCCTTTTCATGCCTGATAAAGCAATCAGTGGTAGCAAAGACGTAGCTCTTGCTGACGACCCAATTCTGAACGACGCGGTCAACAAACTGCGGCGGATGCGCTATTTCCGCCGCCAGTATGACCAGCGCCGAATTCTCTTTTATCGCCAGTACCTTGGCCAGCGTGACGCCCGGATGTTCCCGGACAACGTCACCAGCCGCAGCAACACTTTCGTTCCTTATCCGTTGTCCAACGTGGAAAGCATTGTCTCCCGCGTGGATGACGCCTTTTTCTCATTCGATCCGTGGTTCGAGGCAAAGCCACGCAGTGAAGGAGACCAGCCCGCCTCCGAGAACATGCAGTGTGTTCTGGCCGACCGGCTGCACAAGGCCAACTTCAAGGCCGCCTTTGAGACCCTGGTGCGGAACATCTGCATCTACGGCCATGCCGCAATCAAGGTGGACTGGGACTGGGACACGGAGACGGTCACCTACGCTCAGCCCATCTATGCCATTGACCCCAACACGGGGCAGCCGCTGATGCAGGTGGTGCAGACGCCCATGGGTCCGATACAGAATCCGGTGCAGATCGGCGTGCAGCCCATGACCAAACAGGTCCCTCGGGCCCGCCCCAAGTTCATTCCCATTGATGTCTTCGACATCCTGGTTGACCCGGATGGCGGCATTGTCGCTCACTTCATTGAGAGAACCCTCGGCCAGATGCACAAAGAGGCCGAGCAGAATCCCAAACTCTACATCCCAGAAGCCCTGGAGAAACTCACACAACGGGTCTACCAAGCCAACGTCAAGAACCCCGAGCAGGTGATTATTCGCCTCGCAGAGGTTTGGGACGAATTCACCAAGACCCAAACATTACTTGTTTATAGCGAAGAAGTAGATGAAGCCCTCAAATGGAAAGACCTTCGATATTCTTACCGGAGTGCCAGTTATTCTCCTTATAAACGGGAAGCCTATGGAGGGGAGCCTATTCTTCTTTACCACGGACCCAATCCCTTCATGCATCAACGGAACCCTATTCTTCATACCTCATTCATCAAACTCCCTAATGAGGTGTATGGACTGGGTGCAATTGAAATTATCTCGGAGTTGACCGAAGCCCTGAACAAGATGGTCAACATGGTGGTGGATAACTGGAACCTGGGAATTAACCACCGCTATGCGTATGACACTGCGGCTGACATTGACCACGAGGCCCTGAATAATTTCAACACGCCTGGTGGGAAGGTCGCGGTCTCGGGCGACCCAAGCAAGGTCATCATGCCCCTGCCGTTCTTCACGCCGCAGGCGGGGGATTATCAGATTCTTGAGCTATTCCGCGGACAGGTAGAACTGGCCTCTGGCGTGAGTGATTTCTATTCCAAGGGCGTGGGCAGCCCCACCAATAACAAGACCGCCTCTGGCATCAGCAACGTGATGAACGAATCGAACTACCGATTCAAGCTGTTCATCCGCAACCTGGAGCTGGACATCCTTCAGCCCATGCTGGAGATGTGCTCCTCGATGGTGCAGCAGTTCATCCAGGACCCGGTGGAGATTCAGATCACGGGGCAGCCGCCGGCAATTCGCAAGTGGGCGGTTCTGACCCCTGAGGAGCTGATTGGCACCCTGGACTTCCAGCTGGTTGCCGCCAACTACGCGACCAACAAAGTCATTCGCCAGCGGCAGTTCCTGGCCCTGATGAACATTGCCTCGCAGAGCCCGTTCTTGAATCAATACGAGGCCCTGAAGGAAGCGTTCAAACTCTTCGAGATTCCAAATTCGGCCAAGCTGCTTTACAACGAGCAGCAGGTTGCCATGATGCAGCAGCAGCAACTTGACCAGCAAGTCAAGATGATGATGATGGAAGCCGCACTGCAAACCGAAGGCCAAGCGAGATTGGCCCAGTCGAAACCCCAACCCGCCTCCGGGGCGATGAAGGGGAAGAAGCCGGGCCAGAAGCCCAAGATGCAATTCGAGGGCAAGATTCCGGGAGCTGGTCTCACCAGCACCATCCGGAGCCTCGGACAGAGCTTGGGCATGAATAGCCTGGGGCTAGAGGGCCTCAGTGAAGAGGGTGGATTTTAATGTTCGAGAAACTAATCAACTATTTCAAGGTGAAAGAAAACGAAGTTAAACGGGACGTGAAGTACGTCGTGGTCGAGGTGGAGAAGCCGTTCCAGAAGATTCCGCCCCTGACCCAGGAACTCAAGGACAGCATCCATGCGCTGGCGTTGACCCCGGCCTTTCAGTACATCCTGGCCAAGGCCCGCCTGGAGAAGGCGTTCCTGGAGCGCCAGCTCCGCGAGATTCGCCACGACGAGGTCAACTCCGTCAACTTCCTCCAGAACGGAATCTATTGGGCCGGGTGGCTGGAGCGCCAGCTGAAGCTGTCCCAGCAGACGGGCAAAGACGAAATCCGTTCCCAGTATGACATTCTCACTGGGCAGGATGACGCCGCGCTTCGGGAGATCGAGAACTCAATCAGCTTAGTGGGTCGCAACTAATGTCCTTTTCCCTCTGGGGTCACAACTGGAGAATTGATGGGCCTTGGGGAGCGCCCGGTGGTGGGACATTCCAACCATCGAATGTGTTCCCCTTGCCCGACGCCCTAGTCCTTCAGATGACACAATCATCTGCGGGCTCCAGTGACGCCGAAGTCATCTCTGCCAGTACCTTCGGCTACGGGACCTTCAGCTACACTGCCGCTGTGTACCCAGTTCAGAGCGGCCAGGTGGCCTCGGGCTTTCTCTACATCAACAACTCCCAAACGGAGATTGACGTGGAGCAGACGGGCAACAACCCCAACGCCGTGTGGCTGACCAACTATTCCGGTGTCTCGAATAAACAATATTCCGAGGTCGCCGGGTACCCCCAGGGCCAGTTCCATACCTTCAAGTTCACCTGGAAACCGGGTGAGATTCTCTACTACGCCGACGGCAACCTTGTGGCTACCCACACCCAGGATGTGCCCTCGACACCGGCGTATTTCCTTTTCAATTTCTGGGGCACCAATAGCACCAGCTGGGGTGGCACCATGACACCGGGCACGCGGTTCATGTTTGTGACCAACTTCAGCTATCAGCCCTTATAGGGGCTTCTTCGGGTTGAAATAGCTCAACCGGCAAAAGCCCCTCCGTTCGCTCCCCTCAAGTTCCCCCCCCCACAAGGGGTTAGTAAATCCCTCCCACAAGGATGGTACCAATGGCTACACCCAATGGCCCTAGCGCCGGGTTTGATTTCTCCGACGCACCTGGGGCCGACATGGACTTGGATTCTCTCTTCGGGAATCCCGAGACCACCGTCACCGCACCGGAACCTGATGCGGGAACTCCTCCTGCGGAGGCCGCAGCGCCACAAGCGACTGAGCCTACGGCACCGACAAATCCGGATTTCTTCCTGAAGTCTCCGGACGGTTCGGTTGTCTATAAAACACAGGATGAGGCACTCAGGGGGCTGGACGAAAAGAACCGGCTCATCAATGAGCTTCGCCAGAGAATAGTCGAGACCACGGGAGTTGATCCGGTCACAAACCGACCCGTTCAGCGTACTCAGCCACAAGCCGAGGAACCCAACTACGCTGTTGACTATGAACGTTTCTATCGGGACGCCGCCGAAGCCAACCAGAAGCATGACGCCAAACGCTTTGCTGAAATCCAGGCAAAGTTTGTCAATGACCTGTTGGCCCCGGTTGTACCTCTAGTTCAGGAACTCGCCCAGGACCGCGCTGCAAAGTCGGTTGCTGCTGAGTCCCCGGACTTCATGAAGTTCAAAGGCAGCCCTGAATATAAACAGATTCTGGAGCAGCGTCCTGCGCTTGCGCGGGGAATCACAATGAGCGAACAGAACATCGCTTTTGCGAATCAGCTGCCTGAACTCTACCGCCTCGCTTATGAGGCGTATCAAGTTCAGCGAATGCCAGAGATAATCAAAGCGCAAGTCGAGCAAGCCCGCTCGGCTGCGCCTCCCGTTCAAAATCCTCAACCTGCAAGACCAACCACTACTAGTCCTTCCTCGCAGCCTCCCATTCCGTCGTTTGGTCGCCCCGACATTCGTACCCCTGAAGGTCGCAAGGCCATCATTGACGCCTTTGAAAAGACTTCTGGGATGGACAAAGTGTTCTAACCGCGTCTTCAGGTTGAACCAAACCTGAAGGAATCAATGAAACTTTTTAATTTGCTGCTCATTGCCTTCGGCTTTGGAGCGGATGTAATCACCGTCACCTCGGGCACGGCGGGTAATGCCGGTAGCACTGCTGCCGAACTTATTACCTACATGTCTGCCCGTCTGTTGGAAGTTGCAGAGCTTAACACCATTCTGGACCAGTTTGGTGACAAGCATCCTCTGCCCAGTAACTCCTCGAAGACGATTCGCTTCGTCCGTGAAGAGAAGCTGTCAGTTGCTGCAAGTCCGACCCAGTTGACGGAAGGTCTCGCTCCCGATGCCGCTGGTATCACCCTTAACCAATTTGAAGCCACCATCGAACAGTACGGTTCGGTGATTCGTCTGTCCGACCTGGCGGAAGTAACCGCCCGGCACGACATCATCTCTCGTAGCATCTACATCCTGGGCCTCCAGGCTGCTGAGACCTACGACCAGCTGATCTACAACGTGCTGAATGCTGCGTCGAACACCTATTACCCGAATAACCGTGGTGGTGACACCTCCCTGGTGGGCTCCGACCTGGTCAGCTATGTTGACCTGATCGAGCTGGATGCGACTCTCCAGACTCAGGGCGCTCGGCCTTATGAAGGCGGCGACTATGTCTTCGTGACTAGCCCGCAGCCCTACGCTGGCCTGCTCCGCGACCCCGACTGGAAGGCTTCAAACCAGTTTGCCGCGCCCCAGAAAATCTGGCGTGGTGAAGTTGGCACCCTGGGCGGATTCCGCGTAATCCGTTCCAACAGCCCTGCGTTCGCCGCAACGAGCCAGGCTGGTGCTGGGCAGTCGAACTTGGTCTACAGTTCGTTTGCTCTGGGCCGCTTTGCCTACCAGATCACTGATCTCCAGAACCTGCGTGTATACGTGGTTGCTCCTGGCGGTCAGGTTGACCCCCTGATGCAGTCCCGCAAGATTGGTTGGAAGTTTGCTTTCAAGAGCATCATCACCAATCAGAACTGGATTCGCCGGGTTCGGTCTTCTGGTCTGTCCTCGGTAACTAACTAACCTCTAACCGTGGGGCCTTCGGGCCCCACTGGAGAACTTTATGTCTCATTCTTTTGAAAAGCCGCGCCCGGACCATTCGGTCCACCACGTGCGTATGCCGGAAGGCCACGGTGGTTCGGATCAGAAATTGG